AATGTAGAGACTGGTGAATTTACTCCTTTAGAAACTGAAAATAAAATGGAAGTGGTTAAAGAAGAACTAGCTAATGTCGAATAAGATAAGAAAAATTAGTATAGGTTCTGATTATAAAAATGATGCTATGCATTATGCTGTAGGTCAAGAAGTTTATGGAGGTCATATTATATGTGATATATTAAACAATGATAAAGCTGGTGAATATTCTATTTTTATAAAAAAAGGGCAAGAAGTTCTTCCTTGGAAGAAGTTTAATAGTCAAATGGCTATTGCTGTAGAATTTGACCTACACTATAGTGAATAGTTTATACGACTATATAGTAAGTCCAATAGGAGAAAGATACAATAACACAGTAAAAGTAAAAGATAAAAATTTAATCTTAAATACTCAAATTGAAACTTTTAAAGCTGTTAATAAACTAGCTAAAGTGGTTAGTGTACCTAAAGCTTATAACTTACCTATAAAAAAAGGAGATTTAATTTACGTTCATCATAATGTTTTTAGAAGATATTACAATATGAAAGGTAAACAGCAGAATAGTAGATCTTACTTTAAAGAAGATTTATATTTCTGTGCTCCAGATCAGATTTATTTATATATACAAGATAATAAAGCGTCTGCATTTTTAGACAGATGCTTTATTAAACCTTTATCTTCAGATACACTTGGAGAAAAAGTTATTCCTAATAAAGGAGTTTTAAAATATGGTAATCAACAATTAGAACATTTAGGGATAAGTGAAGGAGATATTGTTAGTTTTCCAGATTTACGACAATGGGAATTTAATATAAATAATGAACTATTATATTGTATGAAATCAAAAGATATTTTAATCAAGCATGAACGTCAAGGAAACGAAAAAGAGTATAATCCAAGCTGGGCAATTAGCAGTGAAAGAATTGATAAAAGTAGCTCAAGAACCAATTGTAGACACGGGGGAGGATGTGTCTGCGGATCGTCTAAAAAACGCTGCAGCCACAAAGAAGTTAGCAATATTTGATGCGTTTGAAATTCTTAATAGAATTCAAGAAGAAGAAGATTTACTTATTGAAAAACCTAAAGAAATTAAAGAACAACGATCTTTTAAAGGATTTGCAGAAGGGCGGAGCAAATGAAACATGAACAAACTCTATGGAAAGAAATAAAAGATATTGTTAATGATAAGATTCTCAAAAAACAAAACAGATTAAAAAAATGGGAGTATGGTTATAATCCAGACTATGACTTTATAGTAATTAGTAAAACTGGTAAAATTGGACAAATCATTGAGATCCAAAATCTTCGCATTGCTTTACCAGCAGAAGATGAGTGCTTTAAACGAAGTGAAATTAAAAAAGAACAATATTGGGAGAAGCAAGAATACCCAAAAGAATTAAGTAGAATAAAAAGTAGGTTTGATTGGGAGGATTATCCAAGTGATTTTAAAGAAGAATGGTACGATTATATTGATAATGAATTCAAAAAAAGAGACGAGGGTTATTGGTTCTATAATAACGGTAATCCTACTTATATTACTGGTACTCATTACATGTACTTACAATGGTCAAAGATCGATGTTGGAGCAGCCGATTATAGAGAAGCAAACAGATTATTTTTTATATTCTGGGAAGCTTGTAAAGCAGACGATAGATGCTACGGAATGTGCTACCTTAAAAACAGACGGTCTGGTTTCTCCTTTATGTCATCAGCAGAACTTGTTAATCAAGCAACAATATCAAGCGATGCAAGATTTGGTATATTATCCAAAACAGGAGCTGATGCTAAAAAAATGTTTACAGATAAAGTTGTTCCAATATCCGTTAATTATCCATTTTTCTTCAAACCGATCCAAGATGGTATGGATCGCCCTAAAACTGAATTAGCTTATAGAGTACCTGCTTCAAAATTAACTAGAAGGAAACTAGATGATAATATTAAATTAAAGGAATTAGCAGGATTAGATACTACAATAGATTGGAAAAATACAGGGGATAATTCTTACGATGGTGAGAAATTAAAAATATTAGCACACGACGAATCAGGAAAATGGGAAAGACCTGATAACATATTAAACAACTGGCGGGTTACAAAAACTACATTGCGATTAGGACGAAGAATTGTAGGTAAATGTATGATGGGCTCAACTTCAAACGCATTAGACAAAGGTGGAAACAACTTCAAAAAACTTTACTACAATTCAGATGTTAGAAACAGAAATAGAAACGGACAAACAAGTTCTGGCCTCTATTCTCTTTTCATCCCTATGGAATGGAACTACGAAGGATTCATGGATTCTTTTGGATTACCTGTATTCACTACACCGAAAAATCCAACAGTCGGAGTTGACAATATCCCAATTACAATTGGAGTCATTGAACACTGGGAAAACGAAGTAGATGGATTAAAATCTGATCAAGATAGTTTAAATGAGTATTATCGACAATTCCCACGTACTGAAAAACACGCATTTAGAGATGAGACTAAGGCTTCTTTGTTTAATTTAACTAAAATATACGAACAGATAGATTTTAATGAAGAATTAAATAATAAAGCTAATGTAACTGTAGGAAGTTTTCAGTGGTATGAAGGAGTTATGGATACTAAAGTATTATTTATTCCTAATCCTAATGGAAGATTTCAAATATCTTGGATCCCGCCTAAAGATTTACAAAATAATGTAATAATAAAGGATGGACATAAAAAACCTGGAAATATACATATCGGAGCATTTGGTTGTGATTCTTATGATATTAGTGGCACTGTCGATGGTAAAGGGTCTAAGGGATCACTTCATGGATTAACTAAATTCTCAATGGAAGATGCTCCACCTAATCATTTCTTTTTAGAATACTTAGCTCGTCCACAAACAGCAGAAATATTTTTTGAAGATGTTTTAATGGCTATACATTTTTATGGCATGCCCATATTAATCGAGAACAATAAACCTCGATTATTATATTATCTAAAAAGAAGAGGGTATAGAGGATTTAGTATGAATAGACCAGATAAAGTGTGGAATAAATTATCAGTATCAGAAAAAGAAATAGGTGGAATACCTAATTCAAGTGAAGATATAAAACAAGCACATGCAGCAGCTATTGAAGCATATATAGATTCATATGTAGGATTTTATGATGATCAATATGGAGACATGTATCATCAACGGACTTTAGAAGATTGGGCTAATTTTGATATAAACAATAGAACTAAGTATGATGCTTCGATTAGTTCTGGTTTAGCTATTATGGGATGTAACAGAAATAAATACAAACCCGTAGCTGATAGAATGATGAAAAAAATTGATTTAGGTTTTACTAAATATGATAATAACGGATTGATTTCAAAAATAATATAATAAATGATTTATACTAATACACAAAGCTCTTTTCCTGATCAGGTAGTTCCCCAAGAAGAAAAAATGTCCTTGGACTATGGTTTAGCTGTAGCTAGAGCAATTGAAGGCGAATGGTGGCAAAGCGGGGTTGGTGGAGCAAGGTATTCTAATAATTATAATATTTTTCATAGAAGAAGATTATATGCAAGAGGAGAACAATCTATACAAAAGTATAAAGATGAAATGTCTGTAAATGGAGATTTGTCTTATTTAAACTTAGATTGGACGCCAGTTCCAGTAATTCCAAAATTTGTAGATATAGTCGTAAATGGAATGTCAGAGAAAATTTATGACATTAAAGCTTACGCCCAAGATCCTGCTTCTCAAAAGAAAAGGACTGATTACGCTACAATGCTACATAAGAATATAGCCACAAGAAAGTTTCAAGAAGAGGTAATGCTCCAATTAGGGATGGATATATCAGAGGTTAAAGACATGCTTAATCCTCCAGAGAATGAAGAAGAGCTAGAAATACATTTACAACTTGATTATAAACAATCTATTGAAATAGCCGAAGAAGAAGCTATAAACAATACATTAGCTAGAAACAAGTTTGAATTATGCAAAAGAAAATTTTATAAAGATTTAGTTGAATTAGGAATTGGTTGCGTAAAAACAAATTGGAATAAATCAAATGGAGTAACGGTAGATTACGTGGATCCAGCTAATATTGTTTATTCATATACTGATGATCCAAATTTTGAAGATATATATTACGTAGGTGAAGTTAAAAATATTTCTTTGCCTGAATTAAAGAAAGAATTTCCTAATTTAACAAGTGCTGAGTTAGAGCAAATTCAAAAATTTCCTGGCAATACTAATTATAGAAGAAATTATAGAGGAAATAGAGATGATAATACTGTACAAGTTCTATACTTTGAGTACAAAACATTTGCTGAGCAAGTATTTAAAATAAAAAGAACTGCTTCTGGTTTAGAGAAAGCCTTAGAAAAACCTGATGTATTTAATCCAGAACCTAATGATAATTTTGATAGAGTATCAAGATCTATTGAAGTTTTATATCATGGTGCTAAAATATTAGGACATCCTATTATGTTAGATTGGAAAGTAGCTAATAATATGACTCGTCCAAAATCTAATTTAAGTAAAGTAAATATGAATTACGTTTTATGCGCACCAGATTTATATAAAGGTCGTATAACTTCACTAGTAGAACGTATGATAACTTTTGCTGATATGATTCAGCTTACTTCACTTAAGCTACAGCAAGTACTCTCGAGAATGGTGCCAGATGGAGTATATTTAGATGTAGATGGATTAGCAGAGGTTGACTTAGGAAGTGGTACTAGCTATAATCCTAAAGAAGCTTTAAATATGTATTTCCAAACGGGTTCAATTGTCGGTAGATCTATGACTCAAGATGGTGATATGAATCCAGGTAAAATTCCGATACAAGAATTAAATAGTAATAATGGAATGGCTAAGATCCAAAGTCTTATTCAAACTTATCAATACTATTTACAAATGATTAGAGATGTAACCGGCTTAAACGAAGCTAGAGATGGTAGTAATCCAGATAAAGATGCTTTACTAGGATTGCAGAAATTAGCCGTAGCACAATCAAACGTTGCAACTAGACACATATTAGACGCAGGTTTATATCTTACTCTTAGAGCTTGTGAGAACATTTCCTTACGTATAGCAGATTCATTAGAATTCGCTTTAACAAACGAAGCACTTATAAATAGTATAAGTTTATATAACGTTGCTACATTAGAAGAAATAAAAGATTTACATTTATATGATTTTGGTATATTTTTAGAACTAGAACCAGATGAGGAAGAAAAACAAGTTTTAGAACAAAACATTCAAATAGCAATGCAACAAGGTGGAATTAATCTTGAAGATGCTATAGATATTAGACAGATTCATAATTTAAAATTAGCAAACCAATTACTTAAATTAAAACGTAAACAAAAAGCTAAACAAGACCAAGAGCAACAAGAAAAGATGATCCAAGCGCAAGCTCAAGCAAGTGCAGAAGCAGCGGAAAAAGCAGCTATGGCAGAGGTTCAAAAACAAGAAGCTTTAGCCCAAACTGAATTGCAAATTGAACAAGGAAAATCTGGGTTTAAGATGCAACAAATGGAAAAAGAGTTAGCTATTAAAATGCAATTAGCTGAACAGAAGTTTGGTTATGACATGCAGTTAGCCCAGTTAGAAATAAAAAAGGATGTAAATAGAGAACAATCTATAGAAGATAGAAAAGATCAACGTTCAAAACTAGAAGCAACGCAACAAAGCGCGATGATTCAACAAAGACAAGATGGATTATTACCAACTGATTTTAGTACACAAAATAATGGTCCATCATTAGAACAGGAATTACCTTCACAAATACCACAATCTCCAGCAATGGAAAATAACCAAAATGAAGAAGTTCCTATGTAATTATATAATATCATATCATGGAAGAAAAAAAGGAAGAAGTAAAACAAGAAGGTGATTTCAAAATGAAGAAGAAGCCTGGGAGACCTAAAAAATTAGCAAATAAGAAATTAGAAACTCCTAAAATAGAAATAAAAAAAGAAGAAAATGCCACTACAGAGCCAAGCGCAGTG